TATGAGTGCGATCTGAACGTTTCTTTCTTAACATGTGTATATTATAGCATTTTGGGCATTTTTGGTCAACCGAAAAGTACTACTACAAAAGTACTACTTTGGGTTACATTTTTGGGTTTCTAAAAAGTAGTACTTTTTAACTATAAGTATTACCATGACAACAGATTCCCCAGGGATAATACACAGTGGAGAAATTTGGCAAAAAAGCCAATGTTTACTACATGAAGAGCAATTGGTTGCATCCATTTACAAGTGTTTGCAAAAAAACAATTACCAAAATATAAACCCAATCAGCCATACACGTTCATGTTGGCAACGTGACCAACACAAGATTGTAATTAGTCTAGTCGACGATTTATGGGACTGTGCCCAAGATCGGACCAAAGATACTCCTTACTTGTTTGATTGTGATACAACTGTAGTGACTGATAACTTTTTAAACTGTCCCAGTGTGTATCAATTATACAAAACTCCACCGAGTTTTTACGGCATCTACTCGTATGTCCCGGATAACCAAATATGGAATCCTACTCGTGACTATACGTTTGCTATAAACCGTTTGGACTTTAAACGCATGAGAATATTGTTACAATTGTATTGTGATTTAACATTTGATGCAGGGTATGTTAATTTTAATTGTCAAATCGGCGGCATGCAAGTGGCTACCAAAGACCAACGTCGGCAAGTATTTGTCAATGAGGCATTGAAGCATTCTGCTGATTTGACTGAGCAACAAGCATTTAAACAATTATCAACGGTGGTACCCATTAAAAATCATCAGTTGGCACATGACCATGCTTATACTCAAAGTTGGTTAAATATCATTGTCGAAACTTACAGTAGCGATAATGTTATTAGTATGAGTGAAAAAATATTTAGATGTTTAGTTACTCCTGCACCTTGGATTGCGTATGCTGGAAGATATACTATTGCAAAATTACGCGAGCTAGGGTTTGATGTTATGGATGACATAATAGATCACAATTATGATCAATTGCTAGAAGTGCAATATAAAATATCAAAGTTTATAGAGTCTGGCAAACATACAATTTTTCAAACAAAACGTATAAACTGGGAACAAGTGAAATCACGCTGTCAAGTTGCCGCTTTAAACAACCAAAAATTATTAGATAAACTGTCAAGTGAATGGAATGAAAATCAATCAGCATGGTTGCAACAATTTGATCTGGACATTAAATAATGTGCGGAATAATGTTTGTTGAAAGTCGCAATCCACTACCTTTAGAAAAACATCTAGAGGCATTAGAAATATTAAAAAGCCGAGGTCCTGACTTCTCAAGATATCAATATCAAAACAATCGATTTATTGCACAATCAGTTTTGCACATCACAGGCTCAGCAGACTACTACAATCATGTACACAAAAACTTTTTGGCCTACAACGGAGAAATATACAATTATCGTAGTTTTGGTCCTTACAACAATGACATAGAATTTGTACATGAATGTGTGGAAAACAATATTTTACAACTAAAGCACAGTTGGGGAACATGGGCATGGATATGGAATTCTGATGAACAGGTGCGGTATGCATCTGATCCACAGGGAGAAAAAGCCTTGTTTCAATACCAAGATGACAATATTTTTATAGTCAGCAGTGAAGTTGCTGTGATATTGCACTATGTAGATCCAGAAAAAAATCATCTTGATTATGCTACTCGTCATTGGGCCATGTTAAACACAACACCATACAAGGGCATTGAAAAAATACAACCAGGAGTGATGTACAGCAATGGTGTTGCAGTTAGCATAATTGATGATGTATTTTCGTGGATAGACCAACCCAAGTACAAAAACTTTGACCAAGCATATGAAGATTTCTGCTCAACTTGGAAAACAGTGATCAGTGCTATGACTCCGCAATGCCCGGCCGCATTGACTTATTCTGGAGGATTAGATACTAGTATTATTTTAAATACCATCAACGATCTTGAACTGTATACCACAAACATGATTGGTAAAGATCCTATCAGTGATTGTATTAAAGATTTTGTAAACAAATATGAACACAAAAAACTTCACCAACTAATGATAGATGAATCACAGTGGGCTACTGCATTTTTGGAAATCTTACAACGTACCAAGATGCCAATACAAAGTTGGAGTTTTGTAGGTCAATGGATAATCAGTCAAAATTGCAAACAACGAGTATTGTTCACAGGCGTGGGTGCAGATGAATTATTTGGTGGATATGATATCTATCAAAAATTAAATTTCAATTTGCAATATTCAGTGAGTCCCTACAGTGAACACGGTGATGCAGATTTATGGCAGCGATGCATGTCGGCATACGATGGCCATGCTGGACAAGCTACTTTGCTCATGGACTACTGGTATCAAATTGCTGGATGCGATGCTCGTGGCATAGATGTTATTGCTGGTGCCTGGGGAATCGAGTCTCGAAATCCATTCCTGGCCAAACCCATGATGCAATTGGCATTAAACTTGCCATTTGAATTCAAAGTTGGTACAGTAGCGAAACCATTGATTAGGCGTTTGTTTTTAGAACGGTGGAGTCCCGCACATGTCATGCCCAAAAAAGGTTTCAGTGGACATTGTAACGATAGTTTACCTTGGTTGAATATAAAAATCAATCCTAGCGGGAATAGACAACAAGACTGGAAACAAATAGTGCTCAAAAGTTTTGATATGCTTCCCAATCTACCAACACATCAAACCACTCGGGTGTGATATGAGTGCCAGGATGTTGATCAAAGTAATTTTTTAAAGTGTTTACTGCTTCTGGCTGTCCAGGAGTAACTGCTCTAGTGCGAGAACTATCGTATTCGTACCAATCCAATCCATACGGAGCATCAGCATCGGTTAACCTAAACAAAAATTCTTGATCAATCTCAGCATTACACAGCTCAGCAAATCTTTCAAAGGTGTGGATGAGTTCGAGATGTGTATAAAAGTTGGCTCGATTTGAATGTGTGCTAATAAATGCTGGAACTGATTGTATTTCTGGAATACGTTCAAGACAACGCAATCGTGAATCACCGTTACCGACCATTAATTTGCTGTTACCCGGATCTTGAATCAACCAAGGTTTAACTATGCCCTGACATCGTATATCATGTATCCACATGTTGAGTTTGACCAAGTTGGCAATATCATAATGATTTGCGTCATTTGCAAAAAATTTATCAATGCCTTGGTTCCGGACATGGTTGTTGGCCCAATTGCATAAATCTTGCAAAGTTTGATTAGTTGGAATATTGTTAAATTTAGCACAGGGATTCCAGAATAAACAATGCTGACCACCATGTGTGGCCTTAAATATTATATCGCTTGGGCTTGGATATCGAACTTGTTCTAAGGGGTTATTCCAATACATACCATACTTATATGATAGAAATCTTTGGTCCAACTTATCGCTATTGTGGTGAAATATTGAATTCACCTGAAATAATTTTTGTAAATGATCATCACTATGACGAAAATGCACATTGTTTTCATTTGAAACAATTGTTAGAAAACAGTGCCTGCGATCCACAACAGCATTTGATAGTGTTTGATCATATTTCGCACCAGGATCAATTATCCAATTATAACCATATTTCTTTGCCTGTATTTTTGTCTGCAAGTGCAGTAGAATTTGCCCAGAAAAAAATAAAGCCCAATTGGGAAAATAAAACACACGCATTTAATTTCATGATCAACAAAGTAAGACCGCATCGTGAATTTTTGCTGGTGTTGATCAAACATTTTAAACTTGATAATTTTACGTATTCCTTGTGTTGGAAACAGGCCAATGTAAATTGCGAAACACTAATAAAAAATTGCAGTGACCCTAACTACAAAGAAATTATCAAAAACACAGCAGTAGATATCCCACAAAAAATTTATCAATTTGGTCAAGAAATACTGTTAGATCGCGGACTCAAATACGGGCATGTAAAAAATGTTGAGAATTACACCGGGTTATTGCAGTCCACGGTGTTTGAGCCCAGTTGCATTTCTTTGATTACTGAACCTAGTTTTTACGAAAAAGAAATTGTAAAAACTGAAAAGACTCTCATGGCCATGTATGGAATTACTTTGCCAATTTGGGTAGGAGGATGGCAAATACCAGAGTCTTTAAGAAAACTAGGGTTCGATGTTTTTGACGACATTATTGATCACAGTTATGAAAATCTTAATGATCCTTGGGACCGAGCGTTTTATGCTGTGGGGAAAAATCTAGATCTACTTAAAGATTTTGATCGTGTAAACAAGTTCATTTCTAACAACATTTCAAGATTTCAACGCAACATCGAATTGATTGAACAAAATGTTTTCCTACAGTACATTACAAACCAAATAAGTTTATATGACGACAAAATTAAACTTGCACTGATAAAGATTGTTCAAAATTTCAATGGGCACAATATCAAACATGCTTCGTTGTCTAATATAAATTTAAGTTCGATTCAGATAACCCAAAAACTTTTTTAGATCTCCGTACATACTAAACATCAGTGCCTGCTGACTCCCAAACAAATATAACACAGGAGTCTTGCCCGGTTCAATATAATACGGACAATCTAATTTTCTGCTCAACGTCAGCAAGTCTCCCATGCGAAAAATTTTAGGTACTGCAAACCCATACGAAGTGATGTGTTGTTTTTTAAAAATATCAAACCCGTTTTGGGTAAGTCTAAGCCCATCTTGTTTGGTAAAAATCATCCACCAATCAACTAGAGCTTGGTCGTAGGTAAGGCGATCATCCGCAGGAAGAGATTCTAACAGTTTAAGAGTGATTTGTTTTTTACTTGACATCGGGGTACACTTGAGCCCCTTGTGTCAAAAGCACGACTGTGAACTTGTCGGTCTTGAATTGTGTGTTGAGTTTACGTGCCAAGTTTTTGGCATGCCCGGGATTTGAAAAGCTGACCTTCTTGTACTTGGGTCCGGGATACTGTGTCAGCATATTTGATGTCTTGAGATTGATGGGCTTGTTGTCGTAAAACACAGCCCAAACACCTTCGGAGGCCAATACTTGTTCGGTCTTGTAGGTTTGTTTGTTTGTGTGCTCGATTAATACATTAGGTTTGGGGCGACTCATCATTATCTCCGTAGTTTATTTATCACAAAAACTACGTGGTTTTGAAACTACCACCGCTCAATTCAACCGTAATTGATTCTGTTTTAGATACAGTCGATTGTGTACGTAATGCTTCAAGAGTCAGCAGTAACTTGGTGATATCACTATGTAAATCTTTGGCATCCCGCAAGCTCATGGTAAAATCACGTTGATTTCTAGATTCATGTGCTTTGATACTATCAACAAAACGATTTATATGCAGACTCATTTTATGTAAGGTGCTAGTTCAGGTGGTGTCCAACCTTCGGGTTTGAGTACTTTACCGTCCTCACGTTTGCGAACTTTGCCTGTGACTGAATCAATCTTGGCTAGATTACTACGCATGACTTCGTTCCAGGCACCTTCAGCATCCACACCTAAGCTATGGATAGCACCCACAGTAACAACCAAAATATCAATCAATGCGTCAAGGTCATCATGTTTAGTGTTGCTGGCAATAAGTTCGTTGAACTCTTCACTGATAAGATTACAATATAATTCATACTGTTTCTCGTTAAATTTGCCCACGGACTGATCACAGGCTCGCATGAATGTTTCTTGGTCGTAAAAAGGATTTGTCATGTTAATCTTTTAAAAATAAATTGGTTTGCCCACTGGCTTCTGCCTGGGTGTGGTAAGGACCTTGGTACGCATAACGCTCCAAGGTAATTAGTTTTGGATGCTGTATTGTTTTCCACTTGCGATGTTGTTTGATTCGATACCACCCGGCGGCAAACCACGACTTGGATTTGTCTTCTCTGGTAAACAATGGCAACTTTTGTTTGACGTCCCATAACGGACTAAACACTTCGCCTTCAACCTCGTGTCCGTATACCAAGTTTGGGGGCAACGGTGTTGCTGTTTCGGGAGGCTCAAATTCGATCCCAATGGCTTCTCGGGCCATCTTAATAGTTGTATAACTGATAACACTATTTAAAATTTTTATAGTGCAATTACCATTCTCTTTTACCTCAAGCTGACCAATCTTGCGATTATCCTTCTTGAGAATCCAATACTGGTTCTCTACCACTGGTTTGGCTAATATCATTCAGCACTCCTTTATATGTTTCATTCATCCAACGTCCGAACTGTTCGGCTACGTCACTACATTTTACCAACTCGTATTTGCCACAGAACTGCATAAATCTCACACCCACTTGTCCCACGTCCTTGTGGCTGATTTGTTCCTGTATACTTGCATCCACAGCGGCCTTGATCTCTGGCGGTTGTGCGGTGAGATCAATCAAGGTACAGTTGCGTTCATAGTCATCCAACACACGATGCTCCTGACCGTTGTGGTCTGTCCAACGTTGCAACATCATGTTATTCCAGTTATATCCCTTACGGTCCCTGTCGCCAAACGCTTCACGGAGACCAACTTTATTCTTTGTGCCTTTTTCCCGTACTCCCGGATAAGCACTAAACACGTTGTCTGAGCTGTCACCACGCATGCACTTTTCAAACAGTAGCCATTTGGGGTCTGGAATGACTTTTGGCTGTTTAGTTTTTTTATCATTGACAAGTTTACCTTTAGCATCGAATATGCCCTCCAAGGTTAATAGTTCATCGGCGATACCATTGTATTGTCGGACATTAGGGGCTAATAACTGTACAAAGTCAGTATCACTGCTAATAATAATGTGTTCGTCTTGGGGGTGTAATGCAATCCAACGTGCAATGATGTCATCAGCTTCGGCTGTGGGATGACGGATAACACTGCAATTGGTTTTATGTGACAAGTATTTAGTCAGCTCATCATAGGTTTCCCAAAACAATTTGTCTTCATCTGCTTCCGATTCGGTCATTTTGCCCCGGGCCACAGCACGATTTGCTTTGTAAGGTGTGTAGAAATCCTTACGCCAACTGCGTCCTTCCAGTGCAAATACCACGTGGTCTGCTTCAAAACGTCGGGCCATTTTGTTCACTGCCATCAGTGTAATATGCAGAGCAAATCCTATCTTGGTCCAAGAGTCTGCGGCTCTAAATGCTCCGTGTCTGGCACGGAAAAACATATTGGCAGTATCAATCAGTACGTATTTCATTGGGCACAATCAAGTTGTTATCGTTAATGTATTGTAACACATGTTCGGACCAAAGTCTATGGCTTTTGGCATCAAAATGGTAACTTTTAGCATTAGAGTATGTGCCACCGTTGTTTATTAGCCAATTATGATAGGATTCTTCTCGATTGTATGGATGCATGTAGTTTACACTCCAATTCTTTTGATCAGACAATTGGATATCGCTAAAAGTACTTTGCCCACTAAAGAACAAATGCCTTACTCCCAAATCTTTGAGATATTGATGCATGTTCCAAATCTTATCATGTGCTTGTTGAGTTTTGGTTGTCCAATCAATCTCTATTACATAATTTTTATAGCGTTTGGAAAGAGCAGGCGGAACAGTATCGATGCCACTGGCATTTACTTGATACCATGTGCCTTCGTGGGACCATTCTTCCCGTTCCCAGGTAGTCCATTGTAATATCATAAAAGTATCTGCTAGACAATCTAGATTATTTTCTATCCATTCTAGCGTGGTTCTTATAATGCGATCGTTACTACCGCCAGAACTAGCTTCACAAATTAATTTGGCATCCAGTGCATCTGCTAGGTGCTGACCATAACTCACTGCTAAATTTGCTGGATGTGGCTCAGTACCGCGATCCCAGTATTGACCATCATCAACTGCCCATGCATGTGCAACCGCCGCCTCAGCTCCAGCCGAATGACTGCATCCATTCACATACAATATCATTTATTTCTTCTTGCTAAGTTCGCTCTGGTAAGTTCTTTGTCTTAGTTCACTAGAACTGAATCTGTGTGTGCGACTATTGTAAAATATCTTGATACCACGGTCTTCACAAATGTTTTTGCCGGTAAATGCTTTATCCCGGTATTCTTCACCAATGACACGTATAGTGATTGGTAAAAACATTAACAAATCTTCTAGATCTTTTTCTGTATCATATACAATAATTTCATCAACAAACTTTACAGCACTGAGTTGCACATAACGCTCAACAATGCTTTGTACCGGTTTATTTTTAACATCAGGGCGATCCACTGTGGGATCACTTTGTACCGCAACAATCAAATAATCGCAAACTTGTTTACACTCAGCCAGCATTAAAATATGCCCAGCATGCAGTAAATCAAAAGTTGAACAAGTAAAACCTATTGGTCTTCCTTGCATGCCATCAGGTAATACTAACATAAATCTCCTTTATGATACCTCAGTTCGTCCACCACCAATGTCTTTGGTGTTTACATATTGCCCGGCACCTTTGATTATGGCTTGCTCTTGTTCCCAAGTTTCCATGACCACGTGACGGCAAACATTCTGAAACCAACGATCCACAATGTCAGCATCTGTGT